TTAACATTTAACTCATCTTGATAATACACCTCATTGGGTCCTACCTTCATCACAGAAGCGCTATAGAGCCAACTTTTCTGCTTTTCTGTAGTATCATTATGGAAAAAATGAACATATACATAATTACTAACATAGCCAGCTGGTACATCAAATAGGAAATAGCTATTATGCTGCTTGCTGTCTCCAGCAGAAGTTGAATAAGTGGCACTATTATCTATTAAAGATGATGTTGGAACGCTGGTTTCTCTTACTTCTAGTCTGCAATGCCCATTTTGGGCTTCCGTTGTCATCACATTTGATTGAACGCTGAAAGTAGTCTTATAGGTTAAGCCTGCCGTTACTGATACGCGAATGGAGCAAGATTTAAAACTATTATTGTCAGTAACATTATAAAGTTCCAACACACCTGTACCTGGTGGTGAAGCCGATGTTTCTGTAACACTACCCCCTCCTGCACCACCATATGGCCCCTCATTATTTTGGGTTCCATCATAATACGGTACATAATTCATACTTCCATTGAAATTAGGCTCATATGTCCACTCATTTACATCAGCACTTTCATCAAAATCTCCAAACCAGCTGCCCTGTCCGACTATAAGTTCTGGGTTTGCATTAGTAAAGTTTGTGACTTCCAGTCCCCATAACCTCACTACTTCTTTATCTTGTATCTTTGATCCTATAGTTACATAATAAAGAAAGGTAGCATAATCTCCAGTACATGCATTGTGTCCCACTTTTGTATTTGTAGACATATCTGTCAAATTCCCTTCTGGACCCCTACCTTCAGATATATGCGCTCTGGTATTTTCACCTCCAGTGTGACGATGCTGACCACTCGCATACACTTCCCCATCCCAGGGGGGACACTCATTAGAGAAATAGGGAGATAATCTATTATCATCACCACCAGCATAATCATACAACTCTTGTTTAAAATCGTTTTCCGCTCCAAATATTATCCCATTACTACCATTATTGGCAGGAACCGTCACATTGCAGGTAGAAACAGTTATAGAGGCGCTCGCGGACCCAAGTCCATTCATTATAACATGAACTGTAGAAGAGTCTGTATCTCCAGTTGTGGCAAACCAGTAGCTACCTGACACAGCATTTATTGCTTTACAAAGTCTATCTGCTACATAGTGGTCTGTGACAGCCACCCCGCTATTGTATATATCCACCTCGGTTTCAATTGCCACAATGCCAGGAGCAGATGCAGTAGCAGTAGAATTAAACCACCAAATATATTCAGTATTACTTCCTGGTGGGTTCATCATCAAATAACGGCCAGTACTACCATCAATATACGGAGATCCGTTTGCATTTTTGGCTACTAGATCAATTTTAACATATTGTTCATTGGTCCGAGTTCCTTTTCTTACATGCACAGCATTGATAGTTAACAGTCCAGACACTAGCCTGTCCTTCTTTAATTCCATAGCATATACCTGCTCTTCACCAAAACCCATTCCTGCTCCAGTTCCTGAACATTCTCCGTTTGAGCAACCCCAACCTACTCCATATCCACCTTCACCATCGTCTTCGCTACCTGTGCTACCTGGTCCACCTCTAGGCATTATTAACCTCCATATTATGTATGAACATCTCTATCCTCCCATATACCAACACTATTCCTAGTGTACCAGTTTCCATTTATAAGCTCTTTTCTTGTATCACTCCCTCTGTAAAAATTTGTAAATCCCAGAAGTGAATAGTTTGCAGTCATATCCCCATCGTATGATTCTGCATCCTCAGGGGTAGATTTTTGTATATCCCAGACATTAGTTGTCCCACAATCTATAGTGGTATTTTTCCAAGACAATCCAGACACATTTATCGTATTTATATTATTAGTGGTAGGCATTTCCCCCTCGGCTACAGCGTTAACTCCATTCACCTTATACCTAAAACCTTCTGCATTATCACTGGGATAATAGACAGTGGGAGTGACAGAATAAGTGTTTGGATCAAGATCGGATATGGCTGTAGCATTACTAAAATAAAATGAATCACCTACTTGAACCTTGCTATCTAGCTTAATTTGTCGTATATTTGCTGCCTCTCCAACAGCATTATCATGCCTCAATGTTAATCTTTTAGAAGTTTTTAACTCCATATCAGAGTCCACACCAGCATAAATATATTCATCAGTCCCATCAGAATTCCATGATATCTTTTTTCCACTCGCGTGATATGTATGAGTTGTGGGTGACAAGTTTATGCCTCCTGCCGATCCAAGGGCATATGAACTCTGACCTGTATTAGAAGTGCTGACTGTCATTATGCCCGCGTCTATATCCACTTCAGAAGCAGTATGAGCATTACAATCAATATGCAATGCGCGACCTGCTGTATGGGCGGATACTAGTTTTATTTCACCATCTGCTGTTGTTGTTGTAAGGCTTATATCGTACTTGGCGCTAATACCGACATTGTCTTCTGAACCCATGTTTATGTCCCCAGTTCCAGACAGAATAGTAACAGAAGTCTCAGCTTCAGAATTTCCAATACCAACAGTAACTTCCTTGGCGCCATACCCCATATAAATAGCTCTTTCACCATCTGTCCCAATATTAATATCCTGGTCAATATCATCTACACCTATTCCAATGGTTCCTGCTGATGAGTCTATAGTTATCGCTCCCACGGCATCTACATTGAATACAGTTCCAGCATATAGTGTCATACCACCCGATATCGCTTCAAATTTCATAGCAAGATCAGAAGTACCACCAACATTACCGATATAAATTTTCTCCGTTGCAGCACTACCAGGAGTAAAGGCCATATACGTCGAACTCGAATTACCAAGAGCCAATCTTCTCCCATCTATTAGCGATGGTGCAATCTTCATTGAACCAGCAGTTACATCTAGCTTCATTGCAGGAGAGCCATCTCCTTCTCCAGCAGAAACTATTCGCAGTTCTTGTGCGCCTCCTCCAGCAACCGCAATGTCTAAATCTTTTGCACTACCTGTTACTGTCAAGTTTGAATCAAGAGTGCCATCGATGGAAACGCTGGTCCCATCCATTGTTATTGATCCACCATCAAAATCGAGTGCCAAAGCATTAATATCAACCATTGTTGATGCAGCATTACCAACTGTAATCGTCTTTGCTACAGCCTCAACACCAAGACTGATATTATCTGTCCCATCTGTATCAATTATTAAAACTCCCCCTGAATCAATGGTCATAGTACCAGCGGAAGTAACAGTCATTATATTACCAGCAAGAGCAGTTGTAGTATTATCAGCAGAACCTAATGTTAAATTACCAGTTCCATGCGGATCAATACTAACATTACCATTAGTACCTGTGGTCATTGTAAGACCGCCTGAACCAGTAGTTACATTTACAGCTGTTGCCCCTTCGGCATTACCAATATTAATAGTGTCTGGAAATGCCCCTGTTCCTATAGATATAGTTCTTTCTCCTTGTGTACCTATATTAATTGCTTGGTCAACATCATCAATGCCTATCCCAATAGTTCCAGCACTATCAATGGTTATCGACCCACTTGCATCTATATCCAATATACCTGCGTCTAGGTTCACTAGAGAACTAGCGTCAGCATTACAATCAATCCACAGTGCAGAACCTGCTGTTGTGTGGGCTGATTTTATCTTAATATCTCCATCTTCTCCTGATGTTTCCAGGTCTATACTACCAGTAGTGCTTGTAAAGATCATGTTGTCACCAGCATCAATCGTGAGTCCCAAAGCGGCATCAATATTCATACCGCCAGCGCTAGCGTTAAACACCATCGCATTTACACTTGTACCCTGGGAAACGAAATTCAGTGTCTGGTCCGCACCTCCTCCAAGAGCTTTAATTTGCAAATCTTGATCTTCGCCTGTGACTACAAATTTTGAAGTAAGAGTACCATTTATATCTACTGTAGGGCCAGTTATATTTATAGTTCCATCAGAGTTTAAATCTAATGTGGTTGCCGTTCCAGATATTTTAGTATTATCATCTACCCAGGTAATGAGTTTACCTGTAGCCATGTCAATATCGCCTGCGATATCTATATCACCAGATATCTGCAATTCAGGCGTAGTCATATCTACTATGGTTGAGGCAGTAATATTAGTAGTTGGATAAGTAATAGTCGCTGTAGTACCACTCATGGTTAGGGTTGTTGCATCTACATCAAAGGTAGCTGTAGTTAATTCCACCTCTGTACCAGCATTAATGTCTAACAATGCTGTATTCATTTCAGTTTCTGTAGTAGAATCCAGAGTTAATTTGTCCGCATAATTAATGGTTCCAGTGGTTCCATGCATAGTCAGCGTGGTTGCATCTACATCAAATGTCGCTGTGGTTAGCTCTACCTCTGTACCAGCATTAATGTCTAGCAAGGCCGTGTTCATCTCTGTTTCTGTGGTAGAATCCAGAGTTAATTTGTCCGCATAATTAATAGTTCCAGTTGTACCATCCATAGTTAAGGTAGTGGCATTAACATCTAAAGTTGCTGCACCTGTAGTGGCTACAATCTGTGTTGTGGGTGCTGTTAATATAGTTGAGGTTGCACTATTTATCGTGGCATCGGTGACATCTACATCTAATGTGGGCGTGCTTATTTCAACTTCTGTTACCGCATCTATATTTAATGTTCCACTATGGTCAATTTTATTAGTAGTTATAACAGTATTACCTACTGTAAAGTCAGTATCTGCATCGTAGGTCGTGGCGCTGTGTGCGCCTGTACAGTCTACATCTCCAGCTAATGACAATGTAGCATCTGTAATAACTCCGCTTGTTATAACTGTAGTGCCTACCGTAAAGTCTGTAGTAGCATCTATTGTTGTACCTTTAATAGTTGTGTGGCTTGAAAGTCCAATAGTAGTCCCATCAATAGCTCCTGCATTACAATCAACAGTTGCAATAGTAGTCGTTCCAGTAGCAAAATCTTGAGCTGAACTCCAAGTTAAACCACCTGATATAGTTGAAGCAGATATATCTCCACCATCAATGTTTACATTGGTAAGGGCTTGACTGTTCATATCTTGAGCTGAACTCCAGGTCAATCCTCCAGATATTGTGGCCGCACTTATATCACCAGAATCTATATTAACGTTTGTTAACGCTTGACTATTCATATCTTGAGCTGAAGACCAAGTTAAGCCACCAGAAATTGTTGCAGCTGAAATATCACCAGAATCTATATCAACCTTAGTCATATTTTGGTCATTAAAATCAATGGCACCAGTAGCTTGAAATGCACCTATTTTGGTAGCCGTTAATGTCTGTCCACTAAATGTTAAATCAGCATCGTCAGCTAACAGTCCTGCTGTCCCTGCAAATGTAACTCGTCCTGAAGTTAAGTCAGAAGCTGTGAATGCTTTAGCAGTAAGTTTATAGTTTCCTATATCAACATGATCTGCTACAGTTAAACTTGTTATGCCATCAACTGTACCACCATCTATATCAGGGGTATTAAGGTCAGCAGTTGTTATTGTTGGAGAGGTATCCATAACTACCGTAGAGCCAGTACCTGTAGTACCACTCACATCTGAAAGCTGGCTTAATATACTAATATGACCACCACTATCACCTGTCGCTCCACCACCATATCCTAGAACCATTACTCCTGAACTGGCGTTATCGCTAGAAACCTCACTGGTTTGTGCGGATATAGCATCTCCACCTACGCGAAACCAAGAACCAGCATCCTTAACATACATTGCAAGACCGCCCTCAATTCTTGCCGCCCACATACTTCCATCTGAACCCTCATTATTACCTGGAGGTCCATTTGTAAATTGTAGTAATTTAGCATCCCTAAAGGCGTGTCTTCTGGTATCTTGTTTCATTATGTATTCTTTAGATGTTTCATTCTATAAACAACATCAATTCCATAGATTTCAAGGCCAACCTGTGTAGCGCCTGTAGACCTAAATATTAGCATACAGGTATATATATCTATCATCGGAAGGCTTGTTGTCAGGCTTACTGTTGTTCTTGAGGAGCTAGTTGTAAGCGCGCCTATTTCTGTTTTAGTATCTCCACCATCAGTAGATAGATAAACTGTAATATTTTCTCCTTTTTTAAAATCGACTCTAACCTCATATACTGTTGTTCTTCTAGCAGAATCCCCAAAATCATAGTTCTTTGTAATAAGCTCAAAGTCACCTGTAGCGTATGTCACATCGGTCGCACTCCAGGTATATAAAAAGGCCGAGGATGTATCTACCGTTGCTTGACTTAAATATGCCATTTTTTTATCTCCAGCAATGACTGCATTTGTTACCCTTCCAGGGACAACAAGAGAGTTATTATGATAGCTCCACGCCCCTGTTGCCAGATCACAAACAAACCCTGCCCCATTCCCAGAATCACCGTGCTTATCTACAACTACTAATTTTTTCACACCAGGAACATAATATAGTGCCATATTACCTGAAATGCCAAGTTCTGATAGGGCGGAGGCCCAGGTTGGGACATTAACTTCCGCAGGGGTGCTTATATATGTGTCTATTCTTATCTTTCTGAAATTATCTTTCTCTGTTAATACTACTATTGAGTCCCCATTATATAAATAACAACCATGTGTATTGGCCCAGGCTATTCCATATTCAGTTTTCACAACTGCGCATGGATGGCCCACTCCCATGTTTGACCTGGTATCTTCTAAATACTCAGTACCCTGTGCCGTATTAATAATATATAGCGTGTTTGTTTTAAACTGTAAGACTCTATCAGCATAAGATGCCAGGGCTATAATTTCTTCCCCATCATCCGTAGACACATCTATCAATCTATTTTCAGCAAATGTATCATAACTACCAACGACAGACTTATACATTGTGTCTGGATATGTTACGGTGCTACCATCCTGTTTTACTGCAACCACATTACCTATATATGCAACCTTGTTTATAACTGTGGACGCTTTCCATCTAACCGCTTTAAGCGCTTGCCCGCTTGAAATAACCCTTCCATTTTGGTATGGAGGTTTTGAATATCCAAACTTTTTGCCCACTGGTGCGGGTGCTACATAGGCATAACTGGTAGCCATTAATTAATCTCCTTGTAAAAGTACGGAAGTTTATCTAACCCTTTATATCTCCACTTTGCGCACATAAATTCCATCTTGTTGCGCCATAGATCCCCATAAATATTAGTACATGATGGGTCGTTGTCAATTAAATTATCTATATCGTAATTTTTTGGATGGGATCTGTCGTAATAAAAATAGCAGTCAACCTTATCTTCACGATGGTCATATACCTCTTTGCCTGTATAATCCTTCATATAAAGAAATTGTGGACATATATGAGGGTTTACAAGCCTGCCATCCTTTTCTTGAACATAATACAGGGTTTTGAGTATATCTTCGTATATTTCTAAATCTATGTCTTCTTTTAGAGGAGTTATCTGTATATCATAATAATGCGTTACTATTTCGTTCCTTGCGTTACTACCTATAAGGTAATAGTTAAACAATCCAGGGTATTTTATCTTCAGCTCTTTTACAACTTTAGTTGCCCTAACATGTCCAGTAGCTTTATTATAATACTGTGATATTTCTTGTCTTGCCAAATAATCCCATATTGGCTTAATAAATGGCTTTATCCAGCCTGCCTTGCGAACACGCTCCGCCCATTTTATGCCATATTTTTTATATACCCTTGTAAACAGGTTGTTTGTGTTCATAACATAATGTCTGGCCTTATATGTTTGTTTATTGGATAATCCATAAAGCTCTATCGCCACAGGGCAACAGTTCCCACCTGGATTATTCCAACCTTCAGGACCACCAGGCGGCTCCGTATAGTCTGAAGGTCCCACTGTATAATCCACCTTTGTAGATTCAGAAACCATTAAAAGACTCTCATCAAGAAGTTGCCAGTAAACCTGCGCAACGCCCTCTGATGTATTATATGCATCTATTGAAACACCAACATAAGCAGGATAGGTGAGAGCCGTGTATTCTTTATAAACTGGGCCATTGTGTACTCCATATAATGCCGCGTAATAAACCCTTGCATCCCTGGCCTCTGTTGGATAATGATTGTCTATATGGGTTAAGGGGAATGTTGCTGTTTTATATGCCTCTGCCGCGGTTAATATGGGCAAAGTTCCCATTGATATGCTCCCTTTAAATATGCCTCTATGATCATCAGTAAATGTAACTAAAACATCACTGTTGGTGGCAGTAGCAATCTTATTCAAAGTCACAGTGTGGAGGGAAGTTCTGTCAATACTTACGATTCTTGTTGAACTTTGTAAACCAGTACCTGAAACATACATTCCAACCCTTAAATCGTCTGGAGGGGTAATGGCAGAACCACCAGAACCATCTTGTATACCAAGTGCTGAAGAGGCAGCAATAGTGGTACAATAATATGTAAATTTATTCCTATATACCTCCCAATAATTCAATTTTGCTGTTGCTGCGTCTATTTCCTCTAAAATAAACCAGTCTGAATCAAATTGTTCTTGAAAATACAATACCAACCCCTCCACTCTATGATCACCAAAAAGCGAATCGGCATTTGTCATATCTCCTAAGAGGTTAACGCTAACATCACCGCAAACAAATAACTGGAACGAAAGACTTCCCTTGGTTAGAGCAAGCCTAAATTGAGTAGCATTCGTATTGGTGACCTCTTTTATACTTCCAGTTCCTCCACCCTTATACCTTAATGCACAGCCAAACTTAAATGTACCACTCCAACCACCCATGGCGCTATCAGCAGAACCAGTTTTAGCTAAATATCCAAAAATAATAGTGTTATCTTTTAAAGAAGTACTTGTCTGGGGGTTAAGGCCGTCTAGATCGTGCGCCCATACATTTAATGTGTCTATTGCGGATGTTGAGTCCTGGATTCCGCCAGCAAACTTACTAATTTCCATTGCACTGTGTTGGTCTACCTTCCCTGGTACTGGATTAAATAAATCTTGTGCTATAAAGCCAAACCAATATGATTTATTATTAGTTTTAGAAAAGTCTATATCAGACACTCTTAATATTGACTCTGTATAATAGCTATCAAAACCCTTGCCTGTTGTGTCATTGGCAGCTAAATCAGCTTTAGGGACTCTAATCCATGTAGCCGCTGAATCTGGCTTTATCCATAGTGATTGCTGTTCAGATGGACAAATAGAATACCCCTCACCTCCACCAACTCCTTTAGGATAAGATATCTCTGTAATTGTTTTAAAAGTACTTGTGGCGCTGGTTTCCATAAAACCAGACGCACCAGCGTAGTGGAGTTCAATATTAGCAGCTATTGCCCAGGACGTATCTGCAACTCTATAATTATATAAGATTACAGTAGTGCTGTCTGGAACCGACTGAACTTCTCCAACATTTGCAGTTGAGCCTAGAAAATTCGCTCTATCACCAACTATATTACCCACTGCAAGACCATGAGCGCCACTTGTTTTCAATTGTACTAAGTTCCACTTCCAATCACTTACAATATATTTAAGTCCGCCTTGTTTGGGAAGGTTTACACTCTCTAATCCATTAAATCCATCAAGCTCTGTGTCATTGTGTTTTATTGTGTCCCCATTACCCTCCTGAGAAATGGTACCAATACTTGAAAAACTACACCCAATTGCAGACGCGCATTCTTTTTCCTGTAGATTGTCAGCATTGCTTGCATTATTTAAACCTCCGTAGAATTCTGATATCTGTAGTGTTCTTTTGGCCACCCTTATGCTTCCCCGCCACCAACAGGGGTATATTGCGACATAAAGGCTTTTAGCGCCTCATTGTACTGGGACTTTAGATCCTGCAAAGATTCAAGTTTAGACTTATGGTCCTGTAATACATTTTGGCTTTCCACCTGGTATGATGATATTTCACCTTGATATTTCTGCAATTTCATACTATCTTCTGACTGAATATTCTGTATATCTGCCTGGTATTTAACTATAAGCTCACCATTAAATTTTGTAGCCTCATCCAATTCGCTTGTATGTTTTTGAACCAGAATCTGATAGTCTTGAACAGCAATGCCAAGTTGAGCTTGAAAGGACTGTATGTCTGCCTGGTATTTACTAATTTTACCCTGGTATTCTGATACATCCTTATTAAAATCACTTACTTCATTTTGTATATCTTGAGCATATTGTTGTACTAATCTGTTTTCACTTGATTCCCATGTAGCTATTTCCTTTTGAAGTTCGTTAATTGTATACTCTTGAACCTCCAGAGCTATCCTGGCCTTATACCTCTCCAGGTCCCCAGTATACTTTGCAATCTTTGACTGGTACTCGGTCACATCTAAATTATATATATTTAATTCATTTTGTATATCAGAAGAATATACCTGGATCTTGGTAGTATTATATTGATTCCAGGCCGTAAGCTGTTTCTGTAACTCATTTATAGTATACTCTTGCACGGATGCGCCTATATCGGCTTGATATAGTGCCGTATCGTTTGCAAATCTTTGAAGTGTCAGAGTATAGTCGGAAACACCTGCTTCCAGGGTTTTAGCCTCATTTTGGAGGCTTAATACTTGAGCTTGAGCTTTATTTGACACATCCACATTGGTAGCCAGATCTGCCTCCTTTGTCAATCTTGCTATTTCAAGCTCCGCATCTTTTAATGATTTTTGCAATGCCGTCTGCATTTTTTGTATTTCCGCCTGCATTCCTGCCTGGAACACTCCATTACCCTTGTTGTATTCATTTAACTCGTTTTGAATATCCTGTCCATACTGTTGTATTTTTGAAGCGTTATAGTCACGCCACGCTGATAATTCTCTCGTTATTTCATTTATGGTATACTCTTGAACAGATGTAGCTATGTTCGCCTGGTAGGCCTGTACATCCTGTTGATATAATTGTATGTCGGCATTCCAGTCGGCCACTTGTGCCTCAAATATTTTAGCTTTGTTTTGAAGGTCTAATGCTTGATCCTGCGCCTTATTAGTAATGTCTACCTGTGTTCCTAGATCTCCATCTTTCATCTTCTCCTGCAATTCTACATCTGCCTGTTTCTGAGCCATCGATATATCTTTTTGCAGATTCGCCTGGCCAACAGTAATGGCTGACTTCATTTCCGCTAACTCTGCCTGAAAGTCCGTCTGATATATAGCGTTCTCTTTATTATATTTATTAAGCTCATTCTGAATATCTTTTCCATAAGCATCTAATGAATCCAGGTTTCTTTTATTCCAAGCCATAAGCTGGTTGTCTATTTCATTTACCTTATACTCTTGAACGGCTGAATTTACCTGGTTATTATAACTTGCAATTTCAGCTTGATACCTCTGTATAGACGCTGAATATTCAGCCACATCCTGTTCAAAGTCTTTCACCGCGTTACCAATAGCAAGAGCCTGGTCCTGTTGCTTATTAAACATAGCCAGGGCCTGGTCTTGGGCCTTATTCCTTAAACTAACCTCTGTCACTGCTTTAGCATTCTGCATAGCAGTCTGTAGGTCTAAATCAGCCTGTTTAAGCATCTCACTTGAATCTATCTGCGCTTGGGTAATCATTTTTTTGGATTTAGCTTCAATGTCTGTTGACTGTGACTGCATTCCTGCCTTATAAACCGACAGGCTTTGATTAAAGATATTTAATTCATTCTGTATGTCTGCCTGGTATTCACCTAGAGATCCCTGGAACTGCTGTATTATAGACTGTGCAAGCTCAACATCCTCATCACCAATTGCCGTTGTTATAGTGCCTTGAACATCATTGTCTAATACTGGTGGAGTATAAGATGGTGCGCCTGGCAGACTGCCAAAGGTTGCATCACCTACGGTTGTGGCACTATTTACTGTAGGCGCTACCAGTTCCGTGGCCCCTGCGTCATTGTTTGTGGCATCAGAGTTTGATGCTGGCGTATATGTCAAGGCTGGGGCGGGAGGGGCGGTTGGTACTGTTATAGTAGATAAATCCAAATCATCAATATCTGGGACATTATTAAGCGTCAGTGCTGGCTGTGTATATGTTGGAGCGGTTACAAAGGCTATGTCTGTAGCAGACCCCATATCTGATACAGGCGGTATTGTTATAGTAGATATATCATCTGCTGATGCATCTGAATTTGTTGCGACAGTATATGTTATAGTAGGTATACCAGGAGCCACAGGAGCGGTTATAGTAGACAGGTCTATATCATCAATAACTGGTATAACATCAAGCATTAAAATAGGTTTTACATATAATGGGGACTCTGGTATCGTTATGTTGGCAATATCTGTAGTTGATGTCATGCCTATAGATGATGCCGATCCATCCCCACCTGTTGCATCTTCATATGCTATGCTTGGGTCGGGTGGTGGTACTGGCGCGGATATTCCAGACAGGTCTAAATCATCAATAGATGGGATAGAATCAATAGAAACAGACGGCTTTGTATATGTAAAAGCTGGAGCGGAAGGTTCTGCTGGCGGAGCTATTAAAGAGAGATCTAAATCTGATATAGATGGAATACCTGAAAGCGATATGCCTGGCTTTGTATAGCTGAAACTTGGACCCGAAGGTGAAGAGGGGGCCGATGGTCCAGTGTAGGCAAAACTAGACACTGCGTTTGCCAAAGTCTGGTCTAGCGTTGGAGTTGCTGGGGCCGTTCCAAGCACTGGTGCTAACGGACTTGAAGGGATCCCTGTTATTGTTCCATGTAAAAAACTATATAGACATTTTATAGATGCGCCCAGAACAACTGTATGCGTCAGCTCTTCAGGAAACCCATTGGCTAGTTTTACAACAGTACCACCATCCAAGTCTTCTGATATGCTATTTGCTACTATTCCCTCTAAAGTAAATGTTGTAGAATTAGGGGTTGCCAATACCTGTGTGGTCATGCCGTTAATTAAATCATATGGATCATCATCAGACACTTCAAGGAAACCAGATAGTTGTACAGTATCACCTACAGTTAACCCATGCGCCCCAGTGGTTGTAAACACCGCGTCATCTGCTTCACAGGTCACTGATGTAATTGTTGCGCCAGCAGATCTAATCAGACTATCGGTATACAGCACTACAGGGTATCCTACTTCTGTTACCTTAAATTCTCCTGTGGTTGCTACTGGCTCTGGATATACATATATTTTACCTGATTTTTTAAGGAAGACAGGGTTGTCTTCTGAAGCATAAAACATGCTATTTACATTGGAAAGACCGCCCACATAAGCAGGACTAATCTCTTTACAATTAATATAGTATCCATCCACACCGCCCTCGCGCTGAACCTGAAGAACTTTACAGGTATTAGTTTGAGTATATCCATTTGCTGACTGCACTGCACTCTCCTGTGATACAAGCCATAGACACTCATAAGGTAAGATATTAATAACATCCTTGACCGCATCAGTCATTGAATCGGTCATTAGCTGGGTATCACTTACACTACCGACCAGGTCTTCTATTCGCGCTTGAAAGGTTGCCATATTACTCTCCTATTGATGATTGATCCAGTCAGCCATTGGGGGAGGTATAATGTCTGGCATTATCTCCCTGGCTGTATGGGATCTCTTATATTCTTCTTCATGTTGCCTACCAAGGCCACGATGACCAGAACCGTTCTGTAATTGACCATCTAGGTCTAATAGCTTGGAAATAACATAATGTATCGCAGATGTTACTAATATATCATGCAGATCTATTTCACTTCTATTTGAATTTCTTGGTCTTGGTTTTGCATAATAATAGACTGTTACTGTATCGCCAGAGTCTGGGGCCTTCGTAAAATGTAATTTATATGTTTCCTGGGTCCACGCTCCACCCGATGTATAGGCAACAGCATATGAATCAGCAACTACTGGTATGGAAAAGCTGTCAGCATCTATTTTAGTAATGGTATTCGTTAGACCATTAACTTCTGATAATGTATTATATTCATTATTGCCAGCGGTTAGGAAAAACCCAGCAACTTCTGATATTTTCACCGTATTGTCAGTGACAAGGCCGTGTGCCGTTGATGTGACAACAGCGGGATCTGCTGCGGTTATTGCTGTAATTACACCATTTGTATTATGGGTCTTTACATAAAAGCCAATATTTGAAACATCAGAATCACTTACATTAGAATTAATCGTTGCCTCTGGTACGAATGGTACCAGTTTCTCCCCAAGTTCCACTTTATAGATAGCTGGAGTGATATCATCGGGTGTAAGGATATGCTCCCTGGTCCCCGATGATGTCAACACAACGCTTGCCTTTTTTCTTACACAAGTCCTTCCAAGTTTATCAACTTCTGTATCAAAGAAATTGGCTATAAGGCTATCTGTTACAGGGAAACCGAGGCTTGCTTTATTTAAAGCTGATGTTACAAGCTCATACGCCTCTCGATATCTCATTTTACTTTAGAGGCTTTCTTGCCTTTCTCTTTAACCCCATCTTTAGCAAAGCTGTGGCCAGTAGAAGTGTCCCCGCCCCTCGATTTAGAAACCCTTTTGCCCCTGGGTTTTGAAACCGCCTCACTAAATTTATAACCTAGCTGTGCTAATGTATCTGTCCAAACACTCATTGTTTTTCTCCTTTTTGTTTTTTATTAATCGCCTATTGCAATACAGGTGCAAGTTGCTTCATCAACAGTAGTAACCCAGCCTGGATTTGCAATTTTTAAATTAGCCATTGTTCCTGCTGTAAATGGTATAACACACCCTTCTCCAACAGATAAGGATGCATGTTTTACTAACGCCACATATACATCTACAACACCAGGATCACCAAGCGCGCTATCATAAGTCACACTATATGCTTTAACACCAGTAGTAGACGGATCTGTACCTGTTTTAGTCATCCCTGTTGATGCAAGAGCTGTAGTGGTTGTTTTATCAACTACACCAGTGTACTTTGACACTTTAGCGTCTGCATATGTCGTTTCTACTGTGCCACCCTTGGAACCGCCCACTATTTGGTCGGCTGCGTATTGAGTGTAAGCCTTGCTATCTATCGTGTCTTCAACACTAATTGATGCGTTTATATTGGCTCTTATTATTAATCTATTGTCTGCCATGCTATCTTTCTCCTTATATTTATTTGTTTTGAAACCGCCCCCAAAATAGGAAAGGAGGCGGTTTCTGACCGTTTACAAAGCCGTTTTAAACGAGCTTTAAGATTGCATGAGTTTGTTCATTACGAATTTCCATGCCAACTTCCATTAGCCATTCATCCGTTCTGCCATCATGTCCATCTTTAACAATATCACTTCTCAACTGCATGTCACGACTAGCTAAAGGTCGAACATTGAAGTTATTGAAGTCAATTGCTATAGCGTATTCATCCAGTGCATTGTTCAAAAGAGGATGTGGAATGAATTCCAATTCCCCTACAGGACCGTAGAACTTCGTAACCCGAAGTCCAGCAGTCGCATCTGCACCCATTTCAGCAACGAGCTGTGTAGAAGAGTCTTTCCGCGCAGCGATAGTCATAAACTTCAACCATCTATTTGAACAGAAAACAGTCTTCTTCATAGATCCAGATACCATGTCATGGAATATAGTTTCACATACACCATCCATCGCATCCAAGTCCTGGGTTGACTCATCAACTTGACAAGCAGTGTTAGTTTCACCATTTAGTGTTGCCACAACACCAGCGGATCCACCAATACCAAAACCCTGAAATGTCCGTGTTGGACTTTCAGAAGTAGCATCAAGAGCAAGTGCGCCTTGAGTCAAGATTGCATATTCAAGGTCACCCTTGATTTTAGCCAACTTGCGTGCCTGGAGCCGTGCCAGTTCTGGACCACCATAGTATTTGGAGGCATTTGCAGTACCAGTGATTGTGTAAGGCTCACGGAAGATCTGGGTGCAGTTTTTTAACCTACGGACCTTTTTCTTCGTTTCTACGCCTACACTTGCACCCTCTGCCCAGCCTACACCACCAGAGTTGCCCTGGAAGTAATCAGCAGCCGCTAATGCTTTTATTTGAGCATTAGACAGGTTATTACCCCAAGTGTTAACAATCGCAGTTCCAGCATCATAATACTGGCCAGCGTTAGTAACATATTCCAGCTTCAGCAATCCAGCAGCATTTGCTGGAAGTAAATCCGCACCATCTGCATTTGGAACTACCAGCCAGTTATTTACCAAGCTACCATGAGCTTTCATACCTACAAACTGAACCATAAGGTCAGTTGCAGTCGCATGTTCACAGCTTTTACCAATACGCACACACAACAAGTGTGTTACGGTGGATAGAATTGTTCCACCAGTCATCGTTGCTTTATAGATAGCACCAGTTTCAAATGCTTCTAGTTGTGCGCGTCTTTCACAGATCACAATAACCTGATCTTCCTGGGCAGCATTTGCGCCAGTTACATCATCTGTTTGTGCCGCTGTGGTTGTTAATGTCACATCTTTCTTTATCATATACTCGTCTTCCATCCATTCAAAGATAGGTACAGGTGTAACCATCGTGGATGAGCGTCCAGCTACGGTAAAGATCGGTGTAACATCGGGATTATACATGTGAACCTTCTTACCAAGTTCCAGTACCTGTCTTTGCGAGGCATCTGTAAATTGGCCAGCGGTTCCTGTTCCATATGTTGTTGCCATTTTTCTTTTCCTTTTATTTAAGCATTATACTTTTCGAGAATTGTCCATAATGCCATTCCAGAATTTGTCAACTTCTCCTGTTTCAGGGTCAGTATCAGACACTGGTGCTTTTCCAGGTGAGGCCACAGCAGTTGTATGCTTTGTTTTGCCTTTACTGGTAGGAGTCTTCTCATTATTTTGCGGGGAAAGGAATTTCCAGATTTTAACAAGATTTTTATTGGTAAGATTATCGTTATTGTTCATAAACGAATTAAAACTCTCAATATCACCGTCATCAAGTCCGAGATCTTTAAGTTCAGAAACTTCAGCTTCATGCTGTTGTTTCATTTGGATCTCTTGTTTAAACTTCCCGATCTCATCTTTAGCCGACTGTGAACCCTTCCTAATAAGATAGGAGTCGTGTTCATCACGCCATGTAGCCGATGATGATCCATCGATCTGTTCATCCAGGATATCGTAGTCTTCAGGTTTTTCTGGCGGATCATTAGCGTCACTACTGATTCTTGATTGAAGATTCTGAACCACATCTGGGTTCTCTCTCAAATAAGCATCCAGTTTGTTAAGCTGTTCATACTGCGCTGCCTTATTGGTAGATTCTGTCCGTTCCTTATCGGTTTTAGACTGAAGTTCCCTGTAAGCTGTCGCAAGATCTGCCTTACCTTTATCGTTATCCTTGAACTTGTTGTCAATGAGCCATTGAATGGCTTCCTCTCGTTGTTCTGTTGTTCCTTCTTCTCCCTCGCCTTTATCTTCAACAACATCATCACTGGAGCCTGTAGCTTCATCAGTAGGAACTGATTCTTCTGAATTGAAATCATCCAGTACATCCACAAGGTTATCCGTCTGTTCTTCAGTTGCTTGGTTTTCTTCTTGATCGCTCATTACGATGCTCCCATTTATGCAGGTTATCCTTTAGCAGGAGCCTGCTGGTTGGTTTCTTGTTCGGAGTTAACCGCGTTAACAGCAACATCCAGATCCCTGCCAACCTCGGCAGTTTTATCCTTTTGTCGCTCTGTTTGAAGTTTTGCATTAGCCTTAATATTACTTACGGCCTGGGCAACTGGTTTGGTTGCCTCTGAAATTTCTGCTCGCATATTTGCATGGAATACTTCTCGTTCTCTGGTTTGCAGATCACCCTTCATCTTCTCAAGTTCACCCATAAGGCCTTTATTTTCACTTTGAAGTTTTTGTATCTGTCCATGTCTTTGCATTAGCGAGGCTTTATCTACATCCCCTGGGAGATTCATAATAACCTGTGTTTGATCATATATGCCAGCTTCAAGTAGCATAAGATCCTTTTTCAATACTGCTGATGGTGATTTTGCCCTGGTTGAACCAACAACACATTGCACATCTATATTCATAGATCCCATATCAAACATCTTAATAACAGACGAGGATCTATCATCCCAAACAGGTTGGTTTAAGGTTATTTCCTGCGCTCTTCCGTCTGGAGCCAATATCCTTACAACTCTTTGCTGGTCATATACAAGCGGAAACCACTCCATAGCCACTTTAGATAGCCTATTCATCATATCATATATTGGCAATACCTTCCAGTTTTGCTTGCGAGCCACGGCCTCATCCACTATTTGAGCCTCCCCAACTGTGCCAGGAGCGTCTTGTGTGGATCCCTGCATATATTTATAAGCACCAAATACCTGTTCTATATCCATTTCATAGCGCTGTTTCTCTGAATAAAGCTGTGAAGATATAGCGGCTGGTGAGAATTCTTTAATTTTATTTTCACGGAGTGCGCCAGGGTTAGCTCTTACTACAGCGTTAGGAATCTGCCATTTAGCGATCTCTTCTGGATCTATGGCCCCATCTTCATATACCAGCTTAAAGTTCGTTGTAGCGTTAATATGGCTGATTAAAAGAGCTTCTGTGCGATTGAGCATCCTTTGCGGAGCTTTTGCATGTCTTACATCACCCGCTGGGAATGGAGTGCCTGTATGTTCATTCATTGCTGCCTGCACTGGGTAGGTTGATATTGGGAGTATTTCGTCATATGTTATAATGTCACCGAAACAACACACCTCTCGAACCTTTGTATCATAAATAACTTCTTCGTCTATAATTTCTTCGCTTATTAGCGTTTTATAATTAGGGTCCTCTATAAAATCTTTATATTCATCCCTGGAGTAGACATTTGTAAAGCCAGTTTGAAGGTCTGTTACTCTAACCATTGGGATATTAACTTTAGAAAAATGTACATACTTTCTAACTTTTTCCTGATGGTCATGTGCAAGATCCGCCCTGGTAGACATCTCATCCCTGGAATATTTGCCAGAAGACTGTTCATTTACCGTGGAATCAATAGGTGCATCGTTAATCTGTTTTCTATAGCGCGGGAACAGCGTTAGAAGGCTCTGTCTTGTATGCACATCTGAATATATAATACTGCTTGCATCTGACAGATCGCTCTGTGATGCATTAGGATCTACAAAGACGGCTTCAGGCGGTATTCTGCGGACCCGAATGGATCCAAGACCTTTGTCAGCATTCCAGTCTGGATATATAAAGCAATACCCTAGACCTTTAACCAGGTAGTCTTTACATACTTTCCTAAATTGTACATCTCCATAGCTATCATACCATATTTTATCTAACATCTGGTTCATTACATAGGCAAAGTCCTCATCGCCCTTTCCAAACGGTAGTACATCCCATTCAGGGGATGCGGATGCTATGTGGGCCAGAACTGTTTCAACTGCTGGTCTTATCTTATTGTTTGCCTCTGGAGGCTGACCAACTGATATTAGATAGTTCTTTTGAGCCTGTGTTAGCTGATTGCCCAGGTAGAATTCCTCATCTTCAGCCATTTGGAAACGATAGGTTGAAGACGATGACTCATAGTGAATGAATTCACTGCGAATCTCTTCTGCCGATATTTTAGGCGGTTTTAAGCTAGCTATTGGAATTGGCATTATTTATTATCTGCTATTATTTTACGAGCTTCATCAAGGTACTCACCATACATTGGGTTTCCTAATACCTTGTAGGCAAACGATACTAAATTTGCGCTTCCAACTTCTTTAGCTTTCGCCTCAAAATCAGATACTTTTGGAGTAGCCTCTTTAGTTTTTTCAACAGCAGCCTTATCATCTTTTTGGGCAAATCCTGCTCCCATTGGATTTTTATGCACTTTCATGTCAACTTTTTTTGGTGCCTTTTTAGTAGGCATATTGATTTCTCCTTTTTTTTAATTTATGATAGTGATCCCTATGGTATTTTTTTCTACAAGGATCACACATGCTATGTCTTTGCATTCCCATCTTTATAAACTCAGCAGCAGATTTATATTCTTTACATATTGTACATTTTTTCATATTAATTATTTATAGTCTAATCCATTTGTTATTAGCCTTTCTATATTAGAAAATCCTTGTTCTATCTTAGATTCAATGACTGCTATCTTTTTATCATTACTGTATGCCATATCTAAGGCCGTATCTGCCGATTCCTGCGCGTTTAACACGCTCTTGGACATTACACCTACCATGAAGATAATATTGATTAATACGATAGATATGGTAATCCAATTTCCTGTGCTAATATTTTTCATGTCAGTTATTTATTTTTCCCCCATTTCCACGAGAGGGGGTTTATGTTTAATTCTGTTTTTAATAAACTTTCCATATCTTCTATATGCTCTTTCTCTGCAAGTTTGCGCTCTGTATCATGTAATTCTATTTCTTCCATGGCCAGGACCATATTTCGCTCTAGTGTCTGGATCCTGGTTTCTAATTGATACCATCCAAATACTACTATGCCAGTTGCAGCAATTATCTGCAAGAGCCACTTAAAGTTTAAGGTTATGGCAAAA